CCATTATCCCCTATTTCTGTCTTTGTTATATCGTTCCAATACTATCGCCAAATCGCGCCCCTGTATTGTGGTGCTTGCAACGTAGCCGCTTTGCTCGTTTGTGTTTAGCATCCCCTTCAATTTATCCAATGGCGCAATCACTTCAGGGTTACTACTTGCCCCTGGGTATTCTCCCACCAATCCCAATGTCGGACCGCTCACAATTCCCCCCTCGGCAAAGGCTGTCATCTCTGGCCCTTTGTTTAGCATGTTAGTGATCACCGCAGAACCCGCAACCAAGGCAACACCCGCAGCAGCTGCGAGCACAGGGTTGGAAATCAATAACTCTTTAAAAGCCTTCGACGCTGTAGCCGTTGCGATCAATGCTTGCCCAAAGGATTTCATAAAACCCGCAACCGCCTTTAATAACTTTTGCCCAAAGGTTTCAAAGCTTCCAATTTGGCCCGTCATAATATCACCCAACAATACCCCGAAATCTTCGAGGCCCTGGGCGGTCATGCTGTTAAACGCTTCGTTAACTCCAGACATCGCCTCTTTAAAACTGTCTGCATATTCCTGCGTTTTCCTTGTAGCCTCCGCAGCAGCGGCTGCGTGTATTTTGTAACTTACCGAACTAGTGTCGGCCATGGCTTGCAGTTCTGCAGACAATTCGCCCACAGAGGTCGCAACCATTGCAGGGCCGCCTTCAGTTCCGCCCATGCCCACAAGCTCATCATTCAAAGCTTTAACAGCAGGAGCGGCCATTTCCATGGAGTTAATAATATCCTCCATTTTCTCAGGCTTTATCTGATCCTCAATTGGATTTGTTATTGCCTTGCCTGTATTCTTTTGGCCAAATACCTGCGCCTCTAGTTTTGCTAATTCTGCCGCATTGTTTTTAGCATCCTTTAAATCATCCTTTCTATTCTCCGCTAACTGATTATTTTTTTCAATGTCAAGCGCTACGACTTTATCCTTGTACTCGTTATTGATTGAATACCTTAAATCGTTTTCAAGCTGATCATATTTTAATCTAATTTCAGTAATCTTCGCCGCGTTGCCAGTTGCTAAATACAACTCCTCGCGTCTCTGCACGGCCAAAGCATCAAGCGCCTCCTTGCCATATTTTATATACATGGCTTTTTGACGCTTTAAACTTTCTTCTTTTAACTTTAAAACATACCCCTCGCTTTTGCCTTGCGCCTTTGCCTGGCTTATTGCTAACTCGGTTTTTCTTTCTTCTTCTTTTATCTGCCTTTGGCCAAGTGTTAAAGATCGTTCCTGTATTTTTTGAAATTGCTCAAGTCGTTTCTTTGCTTTGTCGATTTCGCTCGACATGTTCTGAAACACCGTAACAACAAGCCCAATTGCAACCAATATTGCGCCCGCTCCTGTAGCCAACAATGCTGCAGAGTAAGCACGTGCCGCAACAGTTGCCTGCCCCATCACGTAGTTTTGCAGTTTTGTCATTGCCACATTGGCCCCTTTTCGCACAGTGCTCTCAGCTTCTAATGCACTCATGACGGCCTGCAATCCAGTTACTACAGACATAGCCGCATGAAGTTTCATCATGGTCTTTTGCATGTCCTCGTTTTCTGCACCTAGCAAAGCGGTAATACCTTGCAAGGCCCCGAAGGCCCCAGTCACTGCTTGCACTCCACCTAACACCGCATCAATTCTGCGTGTATCACTTGCGAAATATGCAACCTCAGCACGTGCGTCTCCTATGCTGTCTTTTATTCTACCCGCTTCACGAATAAACTGATCTGCAACTTTGCCAAATTCTGGACCCAATGCCCGGGCTTCCATCGCCAACTGAGTCAACTGTCTGACAGTTCCCATCGTTGGGTTACGGGTTGCTATGCTCGCTAGCTTCTCCTCAATGCTCTTTGCACTCTTCGCCACATCGGCAGACATTTCACCGCCTGCCTTTTTAATTACTGATATCGCGTCATTAAAGCCCTGTCTAAGCTTTTCGATGTTTGCGCCAATTACTATATTTAACGACCTTGCCATTATCTTGTATAGTTAATTATAAAGTCCTGAGCAACGTGGTAAATTCCCGCAAATCCTGCCTCATCCTCTGCCAATTGCACCTCGCCATCGAATTCGATAGTTTGGCATTTTACAGAGTTAAAAGTGCCTGGCAATGTTACTGCTTCCAATGCAGTGCGCACTGCAGCAGCGACGGCCGTAGCGCTTGCAAACGTGGTGCCAAAGCTGCTGATTTGCACCCGAGCAAAGTCTGTGCGTGAGTGGCTTGTGTTGGTAGGGCTTGCAATTACGCTGACTAAATTATAAGCGATTGCAGGGAATGCAGACTCTTGCGGAATCCGCAAAGGATTTAAGCGAGTGGAAACCAACGCCGTAAGGTCTGACGCATTGCTTAAAATGTTATATACTATTTTTATTGGTGCGCTCATGCCTTGGCGTCCGGTGTTAATTTATCAAAGACATGCGAATATAGTTTAACCGCTTCCTCAATACTAATATAGTCGGATTCCTCCCATGGAAATGTTAACAGCCTTTTCGGTTCGATTGGCTTTTTTAAGTGTGGCGCCATGCCTGTAGCAACCGCCCAGCGAGTGATCTCCCATTGGTTTCTGTACTGCTGTTGCTGCGCCTCACGCATCCCCTCCAATTTTAAACGCCAAAAACGTGGCGAGCATTTCCAAAACTCCCGCTCAGTTAAATTCAATTCGCCGTAACTGATGCGCTCAATCTTGCGCCAAGTTAGCGGTGCGCCGTCGCCCTTGGCTTTTACTTTCCCTCTGGCTCGTCAGTGCTAAAGAAGTCACTAACGGCCTGCGTAAATCCATCCAATGCAGGGCTCAACTCTGTAAATCTTTTAACCGATGCGCCCAACTTTTGGATGGTGGGGTATGGCGTTTTTTTGCCGTCGGCTTCGTAGCCTTCCAGAATCCCATAGAACGCGCAACTTAGTGCGAAGTCCATAGATTTGGCAAGGTCTTTTTGCAGGTTTAGATCTGCGAAATTTTCCATCCCAGCCAACTGCATAACGTTGCGCAGGCTGTTCATGTTAAATAAAAGGGGGTGCTGAACACCCCCAATGGTAATGTGGCTCATGCCACAAAGATAAGACAAAAAGTATTAAGGCGATACGGTGCCAATAGTCAACGCGCCAGTGCCTTGCAAAGTTCCTGTAAAGGTTGCTTTGTCGTTGTTAGGTGCGCTCAATGACAAGCTGCTGAAGAAAGCGCCGCCTGTGAATTTCTCATCTCCGCTTACGTTGGTAGTCATTACAACAGTCAATTGAGTGCCCGCGAGCAAATCAGTTAACAAATCTTTGTAAGATAAGCCGCTTGTGCTTACAGATGAATCGCCTTCGAAAATACCTTCAACGTTCAAAGTGTAGCCATACTCGCCCGCGATAAATTCTTTAGCGCCTGCGCTGTCTTTGTTAGTAACGTCGATCATATCTTTTGAGATATCCATCGAGTGAGAAGTTGCGTTTGCAATTTTAGTTAAGGTACCGCTAACATCCTTGTAGATGCTTATAAGCGTGCCGTTTACTGGTCCAGTAGTTGCCATGGTTATTTATATATTAAATTATTTTTCTTTGCTAAATCGGCAATGATTTGATCAACGCCTTTCATTATGTTTTCCTCAACGCTTGTGGCGTTTGAATCGACTGCCCTTTGCATAAAACGCACAGGGGCAATAGCGCCAGTATAGCGGCCTGTGCTCGATTGGATTCGCTCAACTGTGCCGTATTCATACATCACGCCCAGGTAGTTGTTGTGGTACTCCTTGCGCAAGCCAATCAAAGCCTTATCAAAGTTCTGATTATCCTTGCTATTAATGAAACCGATTGAGTCCCGCAAATCGCCCGTATCAACTGGGACCAAAGATTTGGCCGTTGCAATAATTGGACTTGCGCTTTTCTTTAAAACTTGCTGGAGTTTACGACTTTTCACACTGACCCCCATAGCCTTTAGGGCTTCCAAGGTTTCAGCGAGTCCGTCGATTTTCTCCATTATTGCGTTAATTCGGTTTGTAGTTTCAAATATAGATTGCGCTGCAGGTTTGCAATGTTAACAATGTTGTGCGCTCCGTTGTCATCAACCACCCTGTGCTTAACGCCTACGGCCGAATTGAAACGGATAGTATAAAACACAATTTGCTTGTGCTCGCGCCTGTCTGCGTTTACATTCTCGGCGCCACTTTCCTGCTCAACACGCTGCGCCCAGGCGGTTGCATATTCCGTCCACGTTTGCAGCTTCTCGCCTGTGTTTGTATCTATGGTCTCGGTGTAACTTTGTAGGCTCACCAAAACGTCCATTAACCCCGCATTCATCAGATCATTATTTGGATTTTGTACGGATCGAGTAAGTAATGAAAACCAAAGTCCATCGTGCTTTGAATAGTTCCCACAATGATGGCCTGCCTGTTATCGTAGTACTGAGCAACCAACAAAAGCGCCGCGTGTTTAATCGTTGCGGGTAGAATTGTATCGGGATCTACAGAAGAAGTGCCGACAGGATTAAAACCCTCTGAGATTTCAACAATGTACTTAATCACATCATCCGTTATAGAGGAAGGTGTATTTTCAAAAAAAATATTTCTGCTATACCCGCCCATCGGATCAGGTGAAGCCAACCAATCGGCAGAATCAAAAGCAACAACTGCCTGCGAGTCGTTCACATAGCTCACGGAGTTAATTGCCAAACAGCGCGTGTTTAAACGCAGATAATTTCCCGAAGGTATATTGAGTCCATTCACGGGATTCACGAGCGCAGGCTGGCCTGTAAATGAGTCAAAGCCATACTTTGCCGTCCCTTTGCGAATCGAGTAGCCCAAATAATTACTGCAGGCATCAATTGCCATAGAGATAAGCCCCGAAATGTAAGTATCATCTGAGGAACTTGTAACCCTTAAGTGGGTTTTTGCATCTGCCAAACTGAGGTAATCAGTGGCGGCATTTGCGAAGGCGGTATATCTACGGCTGACAAACATTTTATTCGGCGTCTAATTCGGTTTCAGGGTTTACTGGCTTTGCCTTCTTTTTGGTAGGCGTCAATACTGCAATCTCTTCAGCAACGCCGCCCTCAATTAAGAGCATGGCCTGCTTTGTTTCCATTATTACCTCATCGCCAACGTTGTAGCTGAGGTTGAATTTTCCTGTAGGGTTTGCTACAAATCTCACTTTCATATTGGCCCAGGGGCGATGCAGTCAAGATCACCCCCGGCACTTGGAACTTTAATGACCCCAAGCGGTCAAGTTATTAGGCTACGATGTCCTTACAAACTGCGAAGGCAGTAGGCTGCAACAAGTTTACATCCATGTAAGAGTTAAGGATAACGTTGGTCAAACCAGCAGTAGCTCCACTGAAAGGATCTACCACTAATTCCATGCCACCACCCCATGAAGCCAAAGCGAGCTTCGAGAAGTCACCGAAAATCATGGCAGACAATGCGCTGCTAGTTCCTTTGGTCAAGTTGCTAGGAACCAAAGTAGAAGTGGCTACATTGTAACCGTTCAACTCGGCGCCACCGCTTGCCCAAATGAAGTTACCTTCAACACCAGAAGCTTGGCGTGGGATAGTTTGCAAAGCAGCTTTTACTTTAGGGTTAGTCAAGTAAGCAACACCCTCGCCGTTTGCATTTTCTACAGCCTTCATCAAGTTAACAACGTCGGCCCATACTGGAGCGATACCGTTAGCGTTTGTGCTGTTAGAAGATGCACCACCTGCGAAAGTTACGTTTACGTTGCTATTGG